GGGCTGGGCGAGCCCGGCGGGCCGGAGGTGCTGACCAAGGCGTTCATCGGGGTGGACCCCTCCGATGGCACCGAGACTTCCGATGAGCAGGCGTACACCGTGTGTGGCCGGGCCTTCAACGAAGATCCGTTCATCTACGTCACCGAGCAGTGGGGCGGCCAGGAAGCGCCAGCGCCGTTCGCCAAGCGGTGCATCCTGAAGGCCGATGAGCTAGGCGCGACGATGCTGGTGGAAAAGAACCACGGCGGCGGCTGGCTGAAAGAGACGTTCAATCAGGTGATCAAGGATCTGATGGAGCAGGGCGCGATCTCCCGCCCGCCGCCGGTCAAGCTGATCTGGGCGAGCCAGGCCAAGCGCACCCGGGCCGAGCCCGTGTCGGTGCTTTATGAGCGGCGCGGCGGCTTGGTCCGTCACGCTGGCGGGCCGTTCGTGGAGCTAGAGGACCAGATGGCGACGTTCACCGGAGCCCAGGGCGAGCGCTCCCCCGACCGGCTGGACTCGCTGGTCTGGGCGCTCAACCCGTTCCTGCGCTACGGCATCGGCCCGCAGCCGCACGCTACGATCCGCAAGTGGGCAGGCCAGGATGAGCTAGAGCTAGTCGGGGCCGATCCCCACCGGCAGATGATGAGACGCCGGATGCAGAATGCCCACGGCGGCCTGATGGACCCCGGCAAGGGCTGGGATCTTGAGGACTTCGCACCGAAGGACGACGATGGGAAGCTGGACGGCCACGCCAACGTGTGGCCGTGGAGGTAGCTGATGGCCAGCAAGCCCGCTGAAGCGGCGGACGTGATCCGGTTTCCCGACCTCAAGCCTGGCGACCGCAAGACGCTGCTGGGCGAAGAGATCGGGACTCAGTTCGATGTGGGTCAGCGGCTCTTCGCCTACTACGGCGAGGGCGATGTCTTTGACTACGGCGAGTGGACCGCCCGTGACATGAAGGCGATGTTCAAACGGGACGGCCAGTGCTCAGCGATCGAGATGGTGCTGACCCTGCCGATCCGCGAGGCCGATTACATGATCGAGCCCGCCAAGGGTGACCAGGGCGAGGCGGAGTTCGTGCACTCGGTGCTGATGACCCCCGACACCGAGGGCGGGATGAAAACCACCCCGCACGAACTGGTGGGCCAGGTCACCACCGCCCAGGTGATGCGGCGATCGTTCTTTGAGACGACCTGGAAGATCCGGGACAAGGACGGCAAGATCGTCCTCAACAAGGTGGCGTTCCGCCCACCGGCCACCTGCACCGCCCGGTACAACTCGCGCACCGGGGCACCCAACGGCTTCCGCCAGCAGGTGTGGATGTTCGGCCAGGCGGGTGAGTTCTTTAACCGGGCGCATTCCAAGGTCCCCGGTTATGTCGATATCCCCAAGCTGCGGTCCTACATTTACACGCACGGCCGCCACCGTGAGCCATTGACCGGCGTATCGGAGATGGATATCGCCTACTGGTGCTTCCAGACGAAGATGAAGCTGCTCTATCTCTGGTATCACTTCCTTGAGAATCAGGCGATGCCGCGCACTATTGTCTACGGCAATGACCCGACCGAAGCCGCCACCCGGGCCGACGATATCGCCTCCCTCAAGTCATCTGGCGTGGTCGGCCTGGTCCATCCCGAAGCCGGGCAGAAAGCCTTTGAGGTGATCCCCTCCACTGACAGCGGCGGCTTTTTCAAGGAAGCGCTCGGGTTCCTGGAACAGTGGCAGATCGGGAGCGTCCTGGCTGGGTTCATGGGGCTCACCGGGGCCGCCACGGGCGGAAGGGGCTCCTATGCGCTCAGCCAGGACCAGTCCAGCTTCTACCTCAAGAGCCGCCAGGCCGTGGCCAAGGAAATCGCGGAGTCGATCACGTTCGATGTGATCAAGCCGCTGGTGGCGCTCAACTACGGCCCGGATGCCAACTTCCCGAAGTGGAAGTTCGGCCCGCTACAGGATGAGCAGATCCAGGCGCTCCTGACGCTGTTCGGCCAGATGGCCGCCGCCCCGGTCCTGCACGTCCCGCTGCCGGTGTTTGACCTGATCACCGAGCGCATGGCCAGCATCCTGCAACTGGACGTGGACCAGGTGCATGAGGCGCTGACCTCCACCGCCCAGCAGCGGGCCGAGCAGCTTTCCGGGAACCCGCCGCCCGGGATGCCCCCCGAAGCGGCGGCGGGGCTCGGCCAGTTGCAGGGCTTGGCGCAGGCGGGTACCGCGCTGGCACGGGGAGCCCGGCCTGCACCGGGTCAGCCTCCGGGAGCCGGTGGCCCGTCTGCGCCGTCAACCCGCCCGCGCACGATCGGGCCGCCCGGTGGCGGGCCGCCGCGTCCGGCCCCCACGCCGCCGAGCACCCCGCCCGCCGGGAGGATGGCGTGAGCAAGCCCTACCTGCCGGAGTTCACCGAGCCGCCGACGCCGCTGTGGCTGCGGGCCTGCTGGCGGGTGTGGGCCGAGATCACCTGGCCGGTCCAGGCGCACCGGCTGAAGCGCGAGGGCTGGCATCGCACCGGGTTCCGGCAGTGGGAGTCACCGTGAGCGACGGCATCCAGGTGCGCAACTCGCTGGTGGAGACGAAGGTGGCCGCTGGCTCGGTGACCACGATCATCGCCGGGTATCTGGCCTGGGCGGTGATCTACTATGTCCCGGCCGTCCGCAACCACCTGCCTGCTGATCTTCAGAATCAGCTTCCCTTCATGTTCGCCTGGCTCCTGGCCACGGGAGCCGCGTATTTTGCACCACACACTCACCGGCCTGATCTGGGTCCTCCGGCGGTGGCCGACCCGTTTCCCCCGTCCGGCCAGGACCAGGCCCCGCCTCACGCATGACCACGCCGACTTTTCAGCAGCAGGCGGGGCAGGCCCCGCCACCGCAGCAGCCGCAGGCTGGGCAGACGGTGGCCCAGGTGGCGACGGTGCTGGCGGGTGCAACGACGGTGGCGGCAGCGCTGGCGATGCTGATGCCGCTGCTGTACTTCCAGCGAATGCGCGAGATGGAGGTCCGGTCGATCCTGCACGTCGTGCTGGGCCATCCACCGGAGGCGACGGGGATCAGCGGGCCAGCGACGGAGCGGATCTGGCGTCTCAATTTGATACGGCGGGCGCAGTACGTGGTGGCAGCGGTCCTGCGGCTGCACCGGGAGGTGGACGGAGCGGTCAGCCGGGGCGAGAACCCGCTGACCGCCCTGCTGGCGGGGGTGGAGCGGGAACGGCGGTACTACGCTCTGCACCTGCTGGCCGGGTGGAACCGGATGGACGCGGCGGCCAGGGTGGACACCGCCGTGATGCAGGTCGGCCTGCTGCTGGGCTGGAATACGGTGATCGACAGCCACACCTCGCCGGAGTGCCTGGCGGCCAACGGGCACAACTTCCGGGCCGACCACATGCCGAAGATCGGCTACCCCGGAGCGGTCCACCCGCACTGCCGCTGCTACGCCGGGCCGCCCCGCCCTGGCGCAAATCTGCTAGCGGCGGCATGATGGGCGGCATGGCTGGCCAGATAATCATCATCGACCTGAGCCAGACGCCACCCGCAATCGTGGATGCTGACCAGGTACTCCCGGCGCTAGTTGCGGTTCAACTGGCAGACATCAACAGGAAGCTGGACAAGATCATGACTGACTCCGCTGCTGAGCAGCAGGAAATCAACGACCTCGCCTCAGCCGTATCTGCCGTGGCTGACCACGTGTCATCTGCATCGTCCACCCTGAGCCAGTGGATGGCCCAGGTCACCGCTCAGCCTGCGGCTGCCGCGCTGGACTTCAGCGGGGCCAACACCGCGCTGGCCAGCTTGCAGGCCGCCGATGCCACTCTTGGTGGCGTGGCTGGGCAGGTCCCGGCTCAGCCGTTGGCTACCCCGGTTGCCGACCCAGGCCCAGCACCAGCCGCTCCGGTGGACACCAGTGCGCCGGTAGACACCTCGGCCCCGGTGGACACCTCGGCCCCGGTGGACCCGAACGCTCCCCCTCCCACCGTCTGACCCCCACCGCCTGGTGGCGGGTCATACTGGATTTGCTGCGCCGCTGGCTTAGCTGACCGGGGGAGGCAATGTCCGCAACAACCCGGGCACAGTCGGCCCGTGCCCTGCGGACGCTGGCTGCACGGGTGGAACAGGGCAGCCCGATCGAGGCCACCCCTGGCCACCTGCGGGACGCGGCGCGGGCGGTGGAGCGCGGCAACCACGACGGGGCACGGCGGCACCTGATCGCCGCGATGCACACCTTTGAGCCCCGGATGCTGTACCGGCACGGGATCATGAACGACTCCGGGCACGCCAGGGCCAGGGCCGACCTCGGCCAGGTCCACCGGCAGTACCTCCGGGTCCGCGATGTGCAGGACGAAGAGGCTCGCGCTGATGACCGGCGGCAAGCCGCCGCAGCCCGGCGGGCGGCCAGCGACGGGGGCAACACCGCTGCTGGCCGCCCACCGCCACCGGCTGGGCTGCCGCCACCCACTCTGAACGGTGACGGGCCGCAGCTATCGACCGTGCTGGACATGGTGTTCAACCCGAAGGAACTCCGTGACCCGCACGGCAAGTGGATGTTCGGCGGGTCCAGCGGGCTGAGAGCCCCCGGCCCGCCCGGCAGCTTTGAGCACGCCCGGTGGATGGACCGGGTGGCCGAGACGATGAGCAACGCCGAGACGCGCAACGCGGTGCACGAAGCCACCCGGGCGATGATCGGCCGGGACCTCAAGACGGCGCACCAGCACATGGCCAACGCGATCGAGCTAGACCAGCTACTCGGCCACGGCACCCACGTGGGGGACTTGCGGCTCGTTGACGCCAGCCTCAACAAGGTGCCCAAGACGGCCGCGATCCGCAACCGGCCGCGCAACCCGCTGTCCCGCGAGGCCCAGCACCCCGGCCGGTACGTGGAGAGCCACCTGGTGAGCGAGCCGCGCACGTCGATGAAGTACCGGGCACCCAACATCCGGGCGGCGGCCGGGTACGCCAACGGCCAGCAGGCGATCGAACTGTTCAACCCGATGGAGGCACGTGGCGCTCACGGGATGTGGACCAGGGAGGGCAAGGAAGCCGGGCACGCCGGGACGCTGGACACCGATCAGGTGGAGAAGAGCTACGGCAAGGGTCCGGCCGACCATCTGCGCACCGCCGCTTTCGCGGAGCGCCACGGCGATCATGAACTGGTGGTCCAGCATGTGGACACCGCCTACCGGCAGATAGCCGCGACGATGCAGCGCAACCGGGAAGGCCGGGGCTCGCCCGGCAACGCCCTGCTCAACAACCTGCACCTCATTCGCCAGCGGCACGCCGGGGCGATGCTCGCCAGCCCGACCACGGCCGAGCAGATGGAGATCGCCGCGATCGGCCTGGCGATGTCCGACGATGAGGTGGCGGTCCTGCTCCGCGATGAGTGGATGGACTTCTCCGCCCAGACCGAAGCCCTGGCGTCCACGCACCGGCCGTTCGGCAAGCCGGGCGGGCCGGGCCTGTGGAACGTCAAGGGGATGCAGCTTCCGGCCTACATTCAAAACATTGCCAGGGCTCTGCTCAGGACCGGCCGGGCGCGGAACCTGTCCCACGCAATTGCAATTGCACGTGCAGCCACGAAGCGGTGGGCCAAGGGTGGTGGCAACGTGCACCCGGAGGTCCGGGCCGCGAGCGCCGCGACGGGCGCGGAATGGGAGGCCAGCCGGGCGCGAGCCCACACGCACAGCAATGACGGCGGCACCGAGATCTTGCTGTTCAACCCCTACCACGCGCCCCCTGGCACAGGCGGTGGCCAGTTCACCACCGCTGGCGGGGCGGGCAAGGGCGCAGCCAAGACGGCACCGGGCGCGAAGGCGGCCGTGAGCGGGATGCAGCGGCAAGTGCTGGTGGCGCAGATCAAGGTGATCCGCACTCAGATCGCCGCGCTGAAGGCGTCCCTGGTCACTGGCAACGCTCCCCCGGCGGGCACGATGGCCAGCCGGACGGCCAAGGCAGGCAAGGCGGGCACGGCCGCCGCTGCCCGTAAGGCCGCCGCGCCGAGCAAGGCCCAGGCTGCCAAGAGCAAGTCCAGTACCCCGCGCAAGCACGGGGTGACGAAGATGAGCGCCAGGACGCGGGCGCAGGTCAAGGCGCGGATCGTCCAGCTTCAGGCTCAGCTACGGTCGGATCTGGCCAAGCTGCACGGCCACTAGGAGCCCACCCGTGTCGATCACGGAGCAGGCGATCGGGCTGGCGTTCAATCCGCTTGAGAAGCGGGACGCGCACGGCCGGTGGACCAGTGGCGGATCGGCAGTATCCGATCTGCCACCTGGCAGCTTCCGGCGCGGCCGTTCCGGGGAGACGATCATCACCGTCCCTGGCTATGACCCGATGGATGACCTGTTCGGCGGGTACGGCTATGAGGACTCCCCGCAGATCCCGGCTGACCCGGCTATCACCAAGTACGTCCAGGGCACCGTTGACCAGATCCCCAAGATGCTCGGCGGCGGGCATGAGGTGTGGAACGGCAAGGCCGTCACCCAGGACGTGATCCAGGGCCAGGAAGAGGCTGCTGCCGCCCTGGACTGGGAAGGCACGATGCGCTTCAAGAAATCGGTGGCCGACGATCTTGAGGCGGGGATCGAGGGCAGGAAACTGCTCAACCCGGACACCCTCATAACCCCGCTGCACGAACTGATCCACGGCAACGTCGGCAAGGATGTCACCAACTACCACAGCCAGGGCGATGCCTACCAGAACCGGCACGTTGCCGACATTGAAGAGGGCTTCACCCAGCTAGGCGCGATCCAGCACTACGGCGAGTACGTGCACGGTCTGGGCCTGGACGGCAAGCCGACCAAGCTGGTCATGCCCGGCAGCGGGCCGCAGGTGGACGCGGCGCGGGAGGATCTGGCGAAGTCCTTTGACAAGATGGCGGCCTTTTTCGATGACCCGATGGTTGGTATCGACCACAGCACGGTCGTCTCCGTCCGCAAGGAAGCCAAGCTGATCCGCAGCGGCGTGCCGCTGGACACCGACACGCTGCGCTACCAAGCCCTAGCGGGCGGGGCCGATGAGTTCGCGCAGGAGAACGCGGGCTTCAAGCCGATCCTGGCCGACGTGCGGGCCAAGTTCGATGCGCTGGACGTGGCGGCACAGGGGCACACCGCCACCCAGGCGCAATACGCACAGGTAATGACCGACCCGAAGCGGATCGAGGACGGCACGTCGTTCAACTCCTACCCCGGCCAGGTGAAGGCGGCCTATGACTGGGTGAAGGCGCTGGCGGAGCGCGAGCAGTCCCACGGCAAGATCGGCAAGGGCCAGGCGGCGCTGGACAAGCGGATCACCGACCTGGCCAACGAGATCAACCGGCACGGCCCGGCGGACAAGGTGGACGCCCTGGCCAGCCAGGTGCTCGCCACCTACGGGATGGTCCCGCACGATCTGGACATCAGCACGTGGCAAATGCTGAAGTACAAGATCAAAAACGAGTGGACCGGCAAGCGGAACGGGTCCGTCCGGTCCCTTGAGGCGGCCGATGCCCTGATCATGCGCGAGCGGGACCGGCAAAAGGACCGGATCAACATCACGCCCCGGACCAAGTACGGCCAGACGATCGACTCGATCTTTGGCGGCCAGGGCAAGCCGGGTGAGGGCACGGGCGTGATCATGTCCGGGCACGAGCGGGCCGCCGGGCAGAAAGCCGCCGATGTCAACAGCGTCATGGACCCGGCCAAGCCGGTGACCGGCGATGAGATCCTGGCCGTCATCCCGCCCAATGAGGGCGAGTCACCCTCGGCCTACGACTATCGGTTGCAGGGGATGGGTGCGGGACAGGTCTACCTGCGGGTGTCCGCCTGGCGGCGCGGCAATCAGGATCTCGGCAAGCCCAAGCCCAAGCCGTTCACCGGCTGGAAGATCACCGGCCAGCACAACATCCGGGCGCAGGCGATGTCCGACCGGATCAACGCCATGTTCGGCACGCACGTCAATGCGCTGGATGTGGTCAACGCCCTGCCGCCCAACCCGGGCGAGACACCTGATCAGTACGGCAGGCGGCTGGCGGCGCTCGGTGAGGGCGTGGTGCTGCGCAAGATCAACGAGTCCAAGCAATTCAGCGTCACCGGCCAGGCGGTGGACCTGGCCGCGTGGGAGCACGAGACGCGGGACCTGCGGGGGAGATGGACGCACGGCGCGAGCCTCAACGTCGCCCACGGGCAGGAGCGGCACGGGTACCAGGGCCGGTTCATGGGCTACGACCCGCTCAACCCGCCGATGATCCCGGCGGACGGCCGCAAGCCGCTCGATCAGCCCGGACGGCCAGGCGGCGCGGGCACCCCTGACGACCCGATCGACCCGCAGGGCGACATGAGCCGGGCCGTGGACCTGATGATCTCCGGCAAGCACGTGCGGCTGAACGGGCCGGAAGAGCTACCCGCCCTGGCCGATGAGATCAACCGGCGCGGCGATGCGGTTGGCGCGGGCGTCGGGTCCAACCCGCCGTGGGACCTCGGTACGGTCAGCGTCAAGGGCACCCGGCTGTTCACCGAGCAGACCACCGGCATCCCCCGCTCCGACATGCCGCAGCTAGGCGGGGCCGCCCGGCCGGGCAGCGAGGCCGCGCTGCTAGCGGGCGGGGCCAACCGCTTCATCGAACTGACCCCGCAGTTCCGCGCCCAGCTACAGCGGGACGGGGTGGATGTCAAGAACGAGCGGGTCAACGCGGACCAGCTACGCGCCACCCAGACCGGGCTGACCGCCACCACGGTGACCGGCATCGCCCGCGCCGCGATGCAGGGCAACCACGCGGTCAACCACATGCTGGCCGACCCGATCTGGGTCAGCAAGGACAACTACATCATCGACGGGCACCACCGCTGGGCTGCTGGCGAGGTGATCGCCGCGATGCAGGGCAACTACGCGGGCCGCCAGATCGAGGTTCGCCGCCTGAACTTGCCGATCGCCCTGGCCGTCCCCTACGCCCTGGGCTACGCCGAACGGATGGGCATCGGGACCAAGACGATCGGGGGCAAGTCCAAGCTGGTGGGCGCGGCCAACCTCACCGGCCAGGTGATTGACCTGGTGTTCAACCCAGGCCAGCCGCGTGACACGGACGGGAAGTGGACCCGGTTCCCCGGCGTCGGGGAGGCAGCCACGATCGCCCAGACCGAACGGGAGGGGTTCAGCGTCAGCCCGCGCACGGGTGAGACGCCGGGTGGCGGCTACATGGTGGCCCAGACCGGCGCGACCCACACCTACCCGGAGACGATCCTGGACGATCACGCGGCGCTGACCCGGGCGATTGACCACATGATCATGAACGAGCCGGACGCCTTCAGCAGCAAAGACACCTACCTTGGCGGGTGGGTGCACGACGGTAAGCTGTGGCTGGAACCGTCCGACCACTTCACCGACCGGGCGGAAGCCGTCAAGGCAGGTCAGGACCGCAATCAGATAGCGATCTTTGACCTCAACCACTACGAAGAGATCCCCACGGGAGGCGGCGGTGGCGGAAAGATCACCCACCACGAGCCAGCCCGATCCTTCACGGCCGAGGGTCCATCTGGCGGTGCCGGAGGACTACGCGGACCTCCCGGAGGACGAACGGCTGAAGATAGCCGCAGCCCTGGCGAGCAAGGTCCAGCAGGGATTGCATCCCAAGCAATAGAACTCGGCCTGGCCCACTGGCTGACGGAGAAGCGCGGCTACCACGGTGAGTGGGTGGGTGGTGAGGGCATCGCCCTGAAGGCGCTCGGCATCAAGTCCCGCAAGGGCTGGATCAGGGTGCCCGACAGCCCGCACGATGAGCAGCTACCGGCGATGCTGAGGCCGCGCAACACCCGGCAGTTGCGGGGCATGGTGGACATGCTCGGGGCGATGCAGGCGGCTCGCGGTGGCAAGCAAGCCAGCCTGCTCGGCCACCTCAAGTCGTTCATGAGCGAGACGGCTGGCGAGGGCGGTGAGGTGGAGAGCCCGGTGCCGCCGGAGGCCACCAGCTTTGTCAACACCGGGGCGGGCGTGGTCAACCGGATGTACGGCGGCGGGCACGAGACGTACAACGGCCAGGTCACCGAGGGCAGCAACCTGCTGGGCGGCACCCGCCAGGCCGGAGCGCTGGCCTACCTGGATTGGGACGGCTCCATGCACCTGCGGGCTGACGTGGCCGACGCCCTGGCGCACGAGAGTGGCGGCGGGCCGATCCAGGCCGGGGCGGCGGTGGTGGAACTGCACGAGCTAACCCACGGCGTCACCGATCGCCGCAACCGCAGCGGTGACGATGAGATGACCTACCGGCATGACCGGCGGTGGGCCGACGCCGAAGAGGGCTTCACCCAGCTAGGTGCGGTGTTCCACGCTCGTGAGTTCTTTGAGGCGATGGGCATCGCGGACAAGCCCAGCGGGTCGGAGGGGCTGACGATGGGGCAACTGGCCGATGAGGGGGCCAAGCGGGAGAACATCATGAGCAACCCGGTGTGGGACATCTACCCGAAGCAAACCCGGGCCGCCTACCTGTGGTGTGAGCAGGTGGCGCAGCAGCGCGGGGTGCCGGTCAGCCAGATCGTGGATGAGATCAACCGCCTGGGCACCGCGTCCAAGGTGAGCTACATCGACCGGGCAGGTGTGCCGTGGAACCCTTCATAGGCGCGTCAGAGCAGGAGATCGACCAGATCATGGAGTTTGCGTGGGCCGACCCGCAGGCCAACGCGATGGAGGCGCTGCGGCGGATCAACGCCCTGGCTGAGCGGTTCCCCGGCGATGCCCGGGTGACTGATGCGGGGGCGATGATCTACAAGCTGGCTTCCAGCGTGGCCGGGTCGGCGCGTAACATCACGGATCAAGTGACCACCGGAGAGGCGCAGCCGTGATCACGAAGGGCCAGGCCGTCCTGTTTGACCGTCTGATGCGCGACGGCGCGACGGTGATCGAGGCAACCGGCGTGGTCAAGCTGGCCACCGAACTGGCCGCGTGGGAGCACGAGCTACGGGGAGCCCACGGCAAGTGGGCCAGCGGCGGACTCGGTGCGGGGGAGTCGGTCAAGGTGGTCCCCCGCAGCGTCCCGGTCACCCCGAGCAAGAGCGCGAAGGCGGCGGCAGCAGCGGCGGCAAAGCCGAAGCTGCCGTTCAGAACCTCCACCGTGCCGCTGCGCCCTGGCCGTCCCACACCGCAAACCCCTGACGCGATCACCGCCCAGGTGACGGAACTGATCGACGCCCGGGTGGCCAAGGCGGTGGTGGACATGACCGCCGAAACCACCCGCAGGCTGCACGGGCAGGCCATGTCCAGCATGAGGCTGGAAGATCTGAAGCGCCGGGCGGAAGAGCAGGCCCGGCTGCACCACAAAACCAAGCACAAGGCGGCCGTGGAGATCGGGATCACGGTCGGTGCCCTGGTCCTGGCGATCGTAGAGGGGATCATCGGGCTGCCGGGGCTGACCCAGGTGATCAGCGCGATGGCTCCCCCGGTGGCGCAGGCGGTCGTGGAATGGCGGAAGCGGCTGTGACCGCGCCACCGAGCCCGGAGGACCGCCAGCGGGCGATCGACATCCTGGCTGCCCAGATGGTCAAAGGCGGTGTGAGTGAGGCCGACGCGGAGGACGCCGCCGCGACGATGATCGACTCCGCTATCTTGGTCCGCCAGGGCGAGGCAACCGGGGAGGGGGAGGTCGGCAGTGACCAATCCGGTTGACCTGGCATTCGATCCCAGCCAGCCCCGGGACCGGCAGGGCAAGTGGTCCCGCATCGCGGGCGCGATCGAGCGCGGTGCGGCAGCGGTCGGCCGGTCGATCGAGCAGGGCGACACGGCCCGGGGCACTCAGATGATGCTTCAGGGCGTCGGGATGCCGCTTGAGATGCCGGGCCGTTCCCGCCCCCTGGCCCGCACGGCGCTCCGCACGCCGCCGCCACCCCGGACGGCGGGCCTGCTCCGCTCCGAGGCCACGCATCTGATCCGCGAGCACGAGCAGGTCCGGCCGACCGCCACCAAGTTCGCCCCGGAGAAGTCCACCTGGCAGGCGATGGCGGAGTTTGAGCCCCGTGAGACGGCTGCCCAGCGGGCGTCGGGGATCTGGGGACCGGGCCGCAGCTACGCCGATCACACCGCCGCCCTGGCCAAGCTGAACCCGGCCCAGCGGCGGCTCTACACCCAGCACGTGACTGCTGGCAAGGGGCCGTATGAGGCGCTGCAACTGGCCCGCAAGGGCGGCAAGCCGCCGCCGGGTCGGCTGGGTCGGCTAGAGGCCCGGGTGGAGCACTACATCAACACGCCGCCCAAGGGGCAGCCCCGGTTTTTCGGGTCGGCTGTGCCGCCCGTGGGATACGCGAATGAGGCACCGATGGAGACGATCTACGACCTGGCGAAGGTCCACCCGTCAGAGACGGCCGGGGGCCGCAAGTCGGCGCTGAAGCGGGGGCTGGCGATAGCACCGCCGAGCCCTGGCGCACCGCCCGGATTCCCGATCACCGACGCCCGGCATTGGGACAAGGCCCGCCAGGCGATCGGCCGGGTCAAGAACCCAGCACGGCGGGCGGCGGTAGCCCGCCTGCTCCGCAAGACGGCCGCCCGGTTCGGCAAGACGGCTGCACTGCACTCATCGTGGGCCGCGCCGGGCGGCAAAAAGGCCACGGCACACAGCAACGACGGAGAGGCGATCGAGATGGCGCGACGGCTGCCGGTCATGGACCCGGCTGACATCGTGGTGGCACGCGGGTCCAGCGGCCAGGCGGTGATCCGCCATCGCCGGGGTGGCGGGCTGATCGGCGTGATCACCCACACGGAGGACGGCTGGACGGCCGAGCCGGACGGCGGCCAGGCGGGTACCGGGCACACCCACCAGCGGGGTGCGCTGGTGGAGCTACTGGGCCTCTACAACCGCTCCACCGGCACGGCGCAGGCTGCTCCGCAGCCGCTTCAGCCGCCGCCCGTCCAGACCCCGCTGATGCAGCAGTTCAACGTCCCGGCGATCCGGCTGGCGACTCCGGCAACGGGCACAAGTGACGGTGGCAGAGAAGTTTCCGGGGGCGGAAGTGTTGCGGGACTCAACCCCAAGGGCGTTACGATCTACAGGAAGCTGCGCCGGAAGATGCCTGCTGACCGCGCCCTGTCCTTTGCGAGGCGGGCGCAGACGTTCGGAGGCAAGAGGGCGTCATGACTTCGGCCGTCCTGACTCCATTCGCCAGGACCGCTGCTCAGCCAGCCGGGGGGAGCCGCTGGCGCAAGCGCCTGCTGCCCGTGGGGGAGATCGACTACAAGGGCCGCAGGCTCTCATTTACCCGCAACTACCTGGGCGGACTTGTTGATGCGTTCGATCACCGGGCGTATGACCAGGTGCCCTTCCAGCTTGCCGGTGACGAAAACAAGCACACCAACGACGTAGAGCGGTTCGGCGGCCAGATCGAGTCGATGGACCTCGGCAAGGGCGGCGAAGAGCCCGGCCTGTGGATCACCCTGGCCACCACCGAGCGCGGCGGCCGGGTGCTGAGCGAGAATCCCGGGCTCGGTGTATCGGCGCGGATCGTGGAGGACTACGCCCGATCCGATGGCAAGTTTTTCCCCGCCGCCATTCAGCACGTGCTCGGCACACTGGACCCCCGCATCCCCGGCCTGGGCGGCTGGCGGACGGTGGAAGCGGCGAACGACGTAGATATCACGATCGACCTCAGCGGCGCGGAGTTCGCTGGCGAAGGGACGGGCGAGATGCCAGAACTGACCGAAGAGCAGAAGCGGGAGCGCCTGGCCAAGCTGCTCGCCATCGACCCGGCGGACCTGGACGAACTGGTGGCCGGTCTGCACGTGGACGCCCCCACCGAGGCCGAGGGTGACGAACTCTCCGACGAAGAGTTGGAAGAGCTAACCCGGGCGGCCGAGGCGCTGGACGCCCAGGGGCTCCTGGCCGAAGAGGGCGACGGGCAGCCCGCGCCACAGGGCCAGCGCGAGCCCGCCACCGCTGGCGCGTTCAGCAACCAAGACGCGATCCTGGCGCTGGAACTGTCCAACGCCCGCGCTGACCAGAACGCCCTGGAACTGGCCGAGGTGCGCGGGTATCTCGACAACGAGAGGTTCCTGGCCGAGCGGCGCGGCTTCGCGGAGGACCACGGCATTCCGCCTTACATCACCGACTTTGCCCGTCCGCTGCTGGAAGGCGCGGGCCACGTCGTGGACCTGGCCAACGGCACCCAGGTGGACGCCGGGGCGATCATGCGCAAGGTGCTGACGGAGTTCGGCAAGCTGGGCAAGCTGCTCGACATGGGCATGGAGATGGGCAGCCCGCTGGATGAGCCGGACCAGCAGCGGGTGGGTGAGCAGGCCCGCGATGAGTTCGTGGACCGCTTCAAGAATCAGACGGGCCTGCGGTGAGCCGCGTCATCCTCACCGCCAACGTCACTGTGCCCGGCACGGGCGGCGGGCCAGCCCGGGTCTACCGGGCCGGGCACGTGCTAGAACTTTCGGCGGCCGAGCAGACCGCCGTAACCACTGCGGGCGGCACGCTTCGCGCCACCGTGTACCGTGACCAGCTTGGCGAGGCCACGGCCGTCTCCAACTCCGATTAGGGAGGGCAGCACGCAATGAGCGCCGTGCTTCCGCACTACAAGCAAGGGCCAGCCAACTACCAGGTCAGTGCGCTGATCTACGGCGGCCAGATGGTGGAGCACACCACCCAGACCGCTGGCACGACGGACCTCACGGTCAAGCCCTGCACCGCCGCGTCGGTGCACTGCCTGGGTGTGGCGGGCAAGGACGCCAACGTGCTCGGCTCCGGGCTGCCCGCCGTCAACACCTACGGCCAGCAGCAGATTGACATCAGCGTCCTGGATGACTTCACCGCCGTGTACTACGGCGGGGTGGACATCTGGGTGTGGTACTCCGCCGCCTGCACACCAGGCATCAAGCTGCTCTGCACCGCCAACGGCACGGTCGGCCCGGCGGGCGCTGGCCCGGCCGCCGACCAGGTAGTGGGCATCTGCACCCACCCCGGTGGCGTGTCGGCCGCGATGCTCACCCAGCAGATCGGCGGCCAGGGAGCATCGTCATTCTTCCTGGGCCGAGCCCGGATCAACTGAGGGAGTGAGCAATGCCGACCGGCGCACGGGGCTACAGCGACAGCCCACGGATAGTCGTCTCTGACCTGCTGAAGGACCCGCTGAATGTGCCAGCGCTGATCCTGGACATGACGCAAAACGAGTTCGTGATGGACTCGGTGCTGCGCAATGCCGGGGCGGCCACCTCTGGCGCGGTGAGGTACAACGAGTCCACCCCGCTGTACGCGGACG